TTTTGGAGTTTTAGCGAGTACAAATCAATGCTGGAAAGTTGTTCAGTGTCAAAGTTAAGAGAAGTCATTTTGTTTTATTATAATATATACAACATAAAAAAATTTGAAATTATAAACGAATGGTGTATGAAATATGTTTTTGTGTTCGTTCATGTTTTTTTATATCTAATTTACGAACATTTGATCCACATACGCATAATACTTTAACATTTTTATTTTTATAATATCTTTTTTTATCTCTCTCCTTTACATCAGGTCTTAAACGATATTGTCTTTTATATTCTTTTCTACAAGGTCTATTTTTTTCATATTCTTTGTTTTTTTCTCTCCACTCTTTAAGATATTGTCTTTCATGTTCATTTACATCTGGTCTTAAACGATATTGTCTTTTATATTCTTTTACATCAGGTCTTAATCTATACTCTAGTAGCGATATTCTTCTAATATCAAAAGCATTTCTTATATTTACATTTTTAGTTTTAGAAATCCAAAGTTGTTCATATACATGTAAATGTTTAGCGTCTCTTTGATGTTCTCGATATACTTGATAATCTTTTATTTTAACTATTTTAAAATTATCAATCCCATATTTATCAAAATATGGAAATATTGAAAACACCCCTTTTCTTTTACCATCACAATAGAATTTATAATATTTTTTATGTTGAGCCCATCTTTGTTTTAATGTTGTAAAAGTAGAACCAATATATTGAATAGTTGGTTCGGGTAAACAAATAATTCTGTATATTGTTCCTGTAGAAATTGGCATACTTTTTTTAAACTATATACTATATGGTATATACTTATAGATACTTTATCTTTATATATTTTACAATACCTCATATGTAATATATGAATGTTTCTGTAACTCAAAATTACCTTCGTCATTGAAATCTTTCTTAATATAAAATTTTATTTGGTCACCGACGTTAGCATCAACTACGAGATGATCAAGAATTTTATTTAGTTGGTTACGAGAATCATATTGACCCCACCCCTCGTTGTATATTTCCTCGTCATCGTTTTTCATAACTTTTATTCTAAATGGCAGATGGTTTTCTGCATTTTTATATTTATAATAAAAACACATATGAATATGTACAAGTTGGTCTTCTTCTATAAACTGAAACGATCCATTGCGATGTAAAGGTAATTTTATTTCACTCCAAGAGTGTTGTTGCCATTCAATCAATATTGGTTCTTTATTTAAATATATGTCCTTTTGAGCGGCGGATATGCTATTTGACCATTCGAGTTCACCATTCCCATTACTTATGATAGATGTTCCTTTTACCCCTTGTGTACCTAAACTATGGAAGTCAATTGTATCTACATCGTTAACCTGTAAGCTTAGTTTTTCAGTATTTGTATGTCTTACATGTAAGTCATATTTTACAGCATTTTCTTTGTGTATAAGATGGTTTATACTCATTGTATTATATAATATTAGTAAATATAATATAATGATATATATATAAAATGGTGGAAGTTTTTTTTTTGTTTTTTTGTCTTACCTCATTTGCGTCTCAGACTCCCACCGATGACACGGCGAGCAGGCATTGCGGAAGGTTCTTTTTCTTCGTCATCCATTTTACTAGAAGCCCCTCGAACATGTCCTTTAGGAATAATAGTGGATAGAGATCCAAGCAACGATCCACCGTGGAGCATTTCACGCTCGTGGTGGGGCATAGACATACCAGAGTGAGCGGATAAAACCATAGACTGAGAAAGGTTGCCAAGACTTGATCGAGCAGAGTTCTGAGAAATACTAAAGGCTCCAACATTGTAAAGAACCATATAATAAGATGCAGGGTATGTATCACCAGAAACATTCTCGAAAGTTACTGTAACACGGATAGTAAAACTTCCCTGAACACCAGGTGCGAGTGAATCCACCAAACCAATGTCTTTTCCCATCTCGAGAACAAGGACACCACCTCTGTATTGAGTAAACTGAGGATAAGAAAGATTACATCCATTACGACGAGAAATCTCGAAGAGGTCTTGTTCAGTGGCTCCAGCGAGAAGTCCGCTTTCGTTGTTGAAATCAACAGATACACCTTTAATTTTAAGGAAACTATCAGGTTTATCAAAAGTAGAGGCTGCTTCTTGGCGACGAGCAAAAAGCATAATTTTAGAAGGAATTTGAGAAAGTCTAATACTATCAGAAGTAACAGATCGAGTTTCACCGACTGCGAAATCAGGAGACAATTGTCTCAAATAAGATTGAGGTTTCGTGTATCCGAGCGTCTGTGTATCAGGAAGCATTTGGAGGTTATCCGGTGTTAGATAATTAATTAGAACTTCAGGCTGTCTATAGAATTGAGCAGAACAAGAAGTGATATTAACACCAGGAGCAAGACGAGGAGCAAGTGTCATGAAACGCTCGGTCATCGATTTAAATCTCAAGTTAATATTAAGTTCATTCACATTAACAAATCCTTCAACCTGTTTACCGGAACCCTGGTACATAGGAGAGATAAACAGAGGCTCAGTTACGATAAAACGAAGAGTTTGGGGATCAACAACCTCTACTTGAAATCCTCCACGAGTAGGTTCGAGGGAATTTTCACCATAGTTAGCTGCAACATTACGAGATGTTCCTAAAACCAAATAGTCTTCTAGAGCTTGATATTGGTCTGGCTGGGCAGCAGTGGTAGACCAACTTTTTTTGCGGTCTTCCGGTTCGTTATGATAACAAAGTTGCGCGTGGAGGATGTCGCCAGAATTATCAGATACGGATTCACCGTTAATACGGATAGACGTAACATCAATTAAAGAGTTAAGAGGAAACTGGCGCATACAGTCATTCGAAGCAATTTCGAAATCTCCTCCAGTACACTTAACTTCGACATACGCTCGGACTTTGATAAAGCGATCAATTACAGTCTGGTTACTTGGTGGGTTGATACTCCATATCGCACTAACTAGAGGAGCATTTACCTGTGATGAATCGCTCGTGATAACTTGCGTCGAGAAACGCTGGCTCCCGCCAGAAATTACGTGAAGTGATTCACTCTCGGGGACAATGGACATTCTAGGTTCGAGCACGGACACAAAACTCATAGCTATTTATATTATATATACTATATATATATATTTTTTTTTTGAAATGTTATAGGTTATTGAAGTTTTCTCCGATATGACCAGTTAAAAAAGTCACATACCAGGCCGCATCGTAACATTTGTTTGTTGTTAATATCTTATGAAAATATTCTGGTGTTTCGTCGCGCATTCTTATTCTTAAACCGCTAAAGCGTCCACAGGAATTGTTTTGGTTTTTCAATGTTTGATATTTGTAATGATTTACATGAACTTTGTATTTTGAATTATCTATAAGATGTGTTAAGTGATTTACTCTTTTTCCGTTATGTTGTCTTAAGTTGAATGGAGAATATTTAAGTTCCTGGTCAATATTGAAACCATATGAATCGAAGAAGAATATTGTGTCTTTATCACGCCACATAGAAACCCAGTGTCCACTATTTTTTGAACTTTGATATAGTATAATTGCTCCTAGGTTTTCACCTAAGACATCATCGATGTTTGTTTCTTTTTCTAAATCAGAGTATGTGTATATTTTGTATTTGTTCTCTGTTAATGTTTGCATATCAGCACCTGAAAATGCGTACATCTCTCCGTCGGCTACTATTTTATCCATTGTATTATTATATATTATATATAGAGTTTTTAATAAGGATATCTCGAAGCACTATAAGGATTGCGTTTTGTATTCATCATAACATACTGGTTAATTGCTACGCTATCATTATGAAGTTTAGAAGTTTCTTTTTGAATAATTATCGGATTAGAGGTAGCATTTAGACTAGATAGTGCAGGGCGTGTTTCGGTTTCGGTAAGTCTTGTTTGGTTATGTACAAAGTCTGGGTTTTGTCCAAAAGGAGTATTCATAGGTAAGCCCATTGGGTCTCTAAATCCAGAGTTACGAGTTCTCATATTGTTTTTATGAAGTTGGTTAGTTGCCCAAATACCAGCTCGAGAGGTCATCTCATTAGGGTTTCTTTCATATAGTCTTTTTTCGTTTAATCGGTTATTTACAATTTCCACCGGTATTTGTGAGTCTCTTTGAATTTGTGTGATATTATTACTCATATTTTATGTGTATATATTATATATACATATAAAAGTTTATAATATGTCCTTTAGAATTTCAAAAAAAAAGATAAAGGGTAAACAACCAATCGCAAAAATTAACGGAGGTGAAAATGATAAGTCATATTTGTATATGCAAGATTTCAAGTATAATATTAAAGATGTACCAGAAAAAATGGTTTCATATTTGAATGATGATCAAAAAAAAGAAGTTGATACTGCGTTGTCTTCAGGGTATGAACCAGAATGTGAAATAGCAACAAAATGTTTTTATGACTGTAAAAATTATATTAAAAAAAAGAATTGTAAATTAGTATTACGTGGCGGTGGTAAGTTTGTATATGTACCATCAGAAAAAGTTATTGAAAGAGTTTTAATATGTGGCATTTCTGGAAGTGGTAAAAGTACATGGGCGTCGTCATATGTTAAACAATGGAAAAAAGCACACGGTGGTAATGGAGCTAATGCCAGACCATTTTATATTGTCTCGAATGTTGATGAAGATCAAATTTTGGACAAACTGAATCCTATAAGAGTAGATCCGGAAGAAATAGCTTATGACGGAATGTCTATAGAGGAAGAACCGGAAGAAGGGGAGCTGTCAATTTACGATTCGCTATTT